CAAATTATAAGGCAGTAGAAAAATTAAATGAAGACCAGATTAAAAATGAGAATGTACGAAACAAACTCAGACTAACAAAGAAAGTAGGAAAATGCGCTCTAGCATTATCTGAAATAGAGAAAAGGAACTCAGAATATAATGATAAATATTATAATAACAGTCCTAAAACATTGCGGAATAAGTTTCAACGGGGTCTTGAGAAAGTAGGCAGATATTTTATGTCTAGGGGCAATCGGAATGCGCGGACTCAGCGCTTACAAACAAGAAAAGAACAAGTCGAAGAATTTAAGAGACAGGAACAAGACTATGTATCACGCTGTAAGCAACTTGAAGAAAGCGCACAGCGAAATTCGGCCGAAATAAATCGGAAACTTACTACAAAATTTCCTAACTAAAACCCAATGATGTTTTACCCTTTAGGTATCTCAAATACTCAGAGTGGCTTCGGAACTTTGTGAATGTTGTATTTGTTTGTACTTTCTGGTCCTGAAATTGAATAATATTTTTTGCAGCGGATAGGGCTACATGATCAGAGCTTGTGGCTTTTGTGACTGACGCTGTTACAATAGCACCAGTTGACAGTGTCGGAGAAATTATAATGTCTCCTGCTATTTTTGTATCTGTTGATTCTGAAGGACCGCTATTTACTGTTCCTCTTGAAACAACTGAAAATTTATATTTCTTACCCTGTGTCAAGCCGGTTATATTTGCTTGAATTGTTGTGGCAGAAGTAATTGTAACTGTTTTGGTTGTTCCGCCATTAGATGACGTAGCAGTCACAATATAACCCTTCAGGCCACTTCCAACAGATTTAGGAGCAATCCATGAAACTGTTGCTGTAGTTAGTCCCGTTGAGACACTTCTTATATTTGTAGGAGGACCGGGGGCACTCATTCTATTCTTATACTATAAAATTGATTCTGCTATATTGGCAAATAAAAGCAGAAATAAAATGGAAACATTAGAGTTTAATTCAAAGTCGGCAAGCTATTCTGAATTAAGCAATTTCCACTGGGCACCCTTTACTCTAGAAGATAAGATATGGAATACAGTAGAACATTATTTTCAAGCACAGAAGTTTCCAGCAGATCCGGCCCTTCAAGAGCGTGTTCGCTCAGCAAAGACTGCGTTGAGTGCTAAACGCCTTGGCCGAACAAAGACGGCAGCCTTTCGCTCAGATTGGGAATCTATCAAGGATACTGTAATGTATACTGCGATAAAGGCAAAATTCCAGCAAAATGCGGAACTAGCAACACGTCTCAAGGAGACAGGTGATGTTTGGCTCATTGAAAAGTCGCGGTCGGATTCTTATTGGGGGTCCGGTCCGAATGGATGTGGGTTGAACAAAACTGGACGGATACTTATGAAGGTGCGCCTAGAGTTATCTTCGTAGCCAAATATCCTCTAAACGCAGTGTCATCCCAATTATCCAATGAGAATGAAGCAACAGCGCCTGATAATGGCTGGATGTAACAAAGATTTTTAATATCATAGCCGTTCTTCTTAGCAATTGAAACACGGGCCAGCCCCTCTATCCATCGGTCAAGTCGTTGTGCCTCTGCTCGTGAATCGCCTTCCACAAACATATATATTGTGTTTCCTGCTATAAGGTCAGCTTCACACGTCAAATCCAGTTGAGGATCTCTTAAGGCAACACGTGCTAAAATCTGGTCAGTGGCTGTTATACTAAGCCCGTCCAGTACTTTTTCAGTAGCCTTTTCTAAAAACGGTAAGACCTCCTTGAGGTCTGTGGACTCCGGGATTTTATAAAGCGGAGCATTTCGCCCGAGTCTGGAAGAATAGATACAGGCTAGACGATACAGGTCGTAGACTACTTCGCTAGAAGGTAAGGCTCGGTTAGTAACACGGCGCCAACTTGTAATCAAATCATTGCGCATAATCATTGGCGGTGAACCTTTTGCGGGTCCCAGCAAGAACTCATCTAAGTCCGATTCCACGTGGCGCAAATTGTAAATTGTTGAGCGAATTTTATGGAGAATCTGCATTACAGGAATCATCTCCTCCATTGTCCACACGCGACCAGGCGATAGTTCTTGGATTTTCTGCTGGAGAACGGGAAAATCAAAGACAGGTGGCGCTTCTGCTCCAATACCTAGACGCGGGGGAAACAAGGCCTCAAAACATTTCTGAATTAATTCCTGCTCCTTCTCAAATGTGGGCAGGTCTTCCTTCAGAATTCGGATTCTAAAAAGGGATAGCCGGATCTTATCGTCCCATTCACCTGCCGATTCCGGATATTTTAGGCCAATTGCTCTGAGAATGTAATACCGCACAAAGATAGAAAAATCCACAACACTGTCCATCTTGAAAACCCAATCAGGCGTAGTATATTGCTCTCCAGCAGGATAGTAATTACGGTAGCGGATGCCTTCTGTTTTATTTAAGAGGAGCGGGGGAAGACAGAGGGGATTCAGTTTGAGTCGCCGAAAATCATCCCCCGTCCATGACATAAAAAAACTTTCAATATCTTTGCGCTCAACGGTGATCTCTTCTTCTATACTGGAATGCTGGACGACTGAATGCCAGCGCAACAAAGGCCGATGAATTTCTCGGATGAAACGACACATATTCTTTTCCCCCTTTGAATATGTCATAATCAAGTTAAAGCGGGCACGTGTAACGGCTACATAGAAGAGTCGGCGCTCTTCGTCAATTCCCTCTTCATGTTTCATCTGTGGGAATGTCGCATCGTGGAGTTTAACAATATAGACTGTATCCCATTCTAGTCCCTTGGCAGCGTGGAAAGTGCTCAAAATAACATCCACTTGTCGTTTCCGTTTATTGACCTTTTCCTCTGTAAGTAATCTGCTTGTTAATTTGCGCTGGATGAAGGCTTCTTCAAATTGATAGAGCACATTATTGTATTTACTTAAGACGGCAATACTCGGTGGCGGTTGGCCTTCTCCTTCGGCGACAGTAATTCGTGTTTCAATATCCCGCACTATAAACCCCACCTCTCCAGCAAACCGGTGAAAGTAACGAACTTCCGGCTTATTAGCAGTAGCTGATTTGACGACCGCTGTCATTCGCTCTTTATGGGACAAGGTAGGGATTTTACGCATCAATGAATTTGCCACTGCCACAATGCTTTCTGTACTCCTGTAATTATACGTAAGTTGAAAGTCTTGAATTGTCTTGATTTCCTCGTGCATGTTTAAAATATATTCTACACGAGAACCACGCCAAGCATAAATATTCTGCGCATCGTCGCCCACGATAATTACGAAACTCTGACTGGCTGCTAGAATAGCCCTGACAATATCCAATTGAATATCATTAATATCTTGGAATTCATCCACTACGATTAATTTGATTCTGCTGGACCATTCCTTACCTTTTTCTGACTTCAAGAAATCAAGCAACAGATAAGGTAATTCATCCACTGTATACATTCCTTCAACAGCTGATGCGTCACGTTGCCTAAGAATCTGAAGTGAAAGAGCATGAAATGTCCCGATATAGGCTGTGGTCAAACCAATCAGTCTCTCCAAGCGTTCGCGCATAGTATCTGCTCCCGAACGGCTGAATGTTGTTAGAATGATTTCTTCAGGCCGAATACCTAGGTTAGTAATCGCATCAGCTATTTTCGCAGTAATTGTGGTAGTCTTACCTGAGCCCGCCGAAGCTAGAACACGCAGATGTTGATGAAGCGGTGCTTTAACAATTTCATATTGCTGGTCATTTAGTGTAAGTGACCCAAATTCAAAGTTCAATTTATGCTCGTTTAGCATCTTCACCTATACTGTGTTCGCTTATATTGTTTATATTCCCTGTAAATACATAGGGAATGAGTGAATTCAATTCAATTTATACAGCCTACATGATTGGCACATTAGTTTTGCTAGGATGCTGGGTGTTTAAAACATTTGAACTTTCAGATTTTACAGTATTTGCTATAACTGAATCGGCTGTTCTTTGGACTATTTTTAGACTTCTTTGGCTTTTTGCCTTCACATGGGATACAACACATTTATTTTCGGCCTTGCTTTTGGTTTTAGTGTTTGGCGGAGTTGTCTTTTATTTTATGCCTTCCTTTATTCGGGATATCTTGAGCGGAATTCTAGCAAATTCATTACAGGCTCTTTCTGCGCCCAAAAAGAATGAAGATATTGAAGAGATGCTGAAAGAGGGAGTTCCAGAAGAATAGTGCGTCTATGATTTTAGGAGTTATTCGTGGCTTCTAGCAGGGTATGCTTGAATTCATATTTTTATTAATTTTGGCTGCTGTGATAGCTACCTTTCTCTGGTATCGGTCATTTCAAGAGTTTACTATTTTACAAGTGGACTATAGTCCAAGTGTGACTATACCTGAAGAAAGGGTACCTATCATTATTCGTAGTATTCCAACACAATATAAAACAATGTGGCTTTCTGTATTAGCAAAACAGAGTGTATTGCCTGTTCTTGTTGATGACAGTCGTCGGTCTATCCTAAAAGAATATGCCAATGAGCCAACGGCTCTATATCATCGCTTAACTGCGACTGAGCTAGCTATAAAATTTAACGTCCATTCTAAATTCAAGGATATGATGATGTTTTTAAGTAAATACTGGTATTTACCTGTCGTTCCACTTTTGGCTCCGGCTCAACTTTGGATTCTTCCTTCCCTGAAAGTGATGGGTCTTCAACGCTCTCTCGCAGAACGAACTGTGCTGACGGCGCATGAAGGTAAGGTTTCTGTGTGGTTATGTCGTGAAACTGTTGATATGAAAGACATTTTAACTGTTTTGAATAAAAATCCATGGACCCTATCTGTCAAAGAAACACCGTTCATCAATGAACTTCAATATATTGAAGTCATTCTTCGTGCAGGAAACTCGTTAGTTTTACCTCCACGTTCTTTGTACGGGGTCCGTGGAGAAGAAACTGCTTATTTGTCAAAGGTTGAACTTCATTCCCCGCTTTCCCTTTTTATTTCTGGTATTTCGGGGACTAAATCTTGAGTAAGATTTAAGAAATGCGCGTTTAAGTAGAATAATGTCTGCCTCAGATTCTGAATCTGAATCAGAGACTGATTCTGAGAGGGCCGAACTTCAAAGCAATTTAGGTAAGACTGCTGCCGAATTTGAAAAATCTCTGGCTTTTATGGATGAACTTATCGGTGGCTTACAGGATGTCTATAGAAAACTGGCTTCTATTGAGACAACGGATATGCCGGTCCAAAAAGATATGTGGAAAGGAAAATATGAAGTGCGAAAAACGATTCCGGAACTTGATGTTAAAGAAGGTGATTTATTAACATTCAAGCAACTTGTTGCCCGGATAATTTCCTGGATAGAGGCTGAAGAAATGGAAGAAGATGGAGGTATTCGGGGCTCGGAGCGATTTCGGGAAGTATTTGCCCTTAAAAAAAAGGTTGTCAAATTCCCTGAGGTACTAGGACGCCTTAAAAAAGTGGTTAAGTAAAATTGACTCTTACTTTTGTTATAAAAAAAGGTAAGGAATGCCATTAAATATAGAACAAGAGGAGGCAGTGGCCGAGGTAATAGCAGGAAAGTCCCTATTTATTACCGGGCCTGGCGGTGTGGGAAAATCATACTTGATAAGGGAAATTAAGAGTCGGCTTTTGGCAACGGGGAAGACTGTTGGAGTTGTTGCTATGACAGGATGCGCAGCTCTTCAACTAGAATGCGGAGCTAAAACGCTTCATTCGTGGGCAGGAATTGGCCTAGGAAAGGAATCTGTTGATACTCTTGTTGCTGGAATCCGGCGTTTCAATGCCGCAAAATCGCGTGCTCGTTGGCAACACACAGATGTCCTCATTATTGACGAAGTCAGTATGATGACGCCTGATCTATTAGAGAAACTTGATTCAGTAGCCCGAATTATTAGGAAGCGCGTAGCTGTTCCAATGGGTGGTCTCCAAGTAATCTTTGTTGGGGATTTCTGTCAGTTGCCACCTGTAAATAGGGACATTTCAGGAGCATCTGTAGAACCCCAACTCTTGTTTGAATGCGAAGTATGGTCTGAAATTATTCAGCGAACGATTTGCCTCAAGCAGATTCAGCGACAGAGCGACCCCGTTTTCCAGCAGATCTTGAACGAAGCGCGTATGGGGGCTCTAACTCCAGAGTCATTGGCTATTCTAGAAGGACGAAAGATGAGACTACCAGTTATAAAGGAACAAATGGAAGCGTCTTTAGTAAAACCGACTTTGATATTTAGTCGGAATAATAAAGTGGATGAGATTAATAATAAGAACATGGAAGCACTTGATACACAGCTTATTGCTAGAAAGTCCAAGATTTGTTTTGCTCCAAAGTCTGATACTCTTGGTATTAATGTAGATGATCCTGAGATTAAACGGGCTCTAGCACGTCTTGAAAATGATGCTCCATATGTTCCTATGCTTTCTATGAAAGCAGGAGCACAGGTCATGTTGATTACTAATCTTGACGTGGAAGCTGGTCTTGTAAATGGTAGTCGTGGTGTTATTAAGCGATTTACAGAGACTGAGTTGCCGGTTGTTGAATTCCGTAATGGTGTTGTAATGACAATTGATCTAGCAACATGGATGACGGAGGAATTCCCATTTGTTGGAATGGCGCAAATTCCTCTACGCATTGCGTATGCTATTACTATCCATAAGAGTCAAGGTGCTACCTTGGATTGTGCTCTTATAGATATTGGAAAGGATACATTTGAATATGGACAAGCCTACGTTGCTTTGTCACGCGTTCGTTCACTGGAAGGCCTATTTATCTGGGGACTGGATATTGACAAAGTTCGTGCTCATCTGCGGGTTATTGAGTTTTATCGGTCACTATCTGCCTAAACAGATGAGGCGGATAATTTACAAGATGGACAAAATTGATGTTGTTTATTTTATTAATCTGGACCGACGCACAGATAGGCTTCAACAGATAATGGGTGAATTTGTAAAAATGGAAATCCCCATAGAAAAAATTATTCGGGTTACAGCAATAGATGAAAAAATAGGAATCTTAGGATGTACAAAAAGCCATTGTGTAGCAATTGACCATTTTGTTAAATCGGGAAAACAACTATGTTTGATTTTAGAAGATGATTTTGAGTTTACTGAGACGAAGGAGAAAGTCAATGAAGTTCTTGGAAATATTTTTTCTACTAAAACAACCATTGACTGTTTATTGTTGGGTGGGTCAGACAATTCTGTTATGGCAACGTCAAATCCTTATTTAACAAAAATATTTTTTGCTGTTCAAGCATGTGCCTACATTTTACCAAAACATTTTGCTCCTTCTTTATTACACACTTGGAGAGAAGCTGCACAGAAACAGGAAAAATGGATACAGGCCTTTGGTGAACCTGAAAATGCTTTCAACAATGATTATTACTGGGTTTATTCTCAAGTAGCCAGTCATTACTATTACACTATGCCTAAGTTAGGAAAACAACGGGATTCTCCGTCAGATATATCGGGAACATCAAAAGTAACAATGATACAAATTACACCAGAAAAAATTGAAAAGACTTAGATTAATAGAAATAAATTATTTGACCAAGATAAATGTTTAGTCTGCTTGTTGCCTCTTTACTTTGTATTACTAGCACGTTTGCTCAAGGTCCTACGATATCACCACCCCCTCAACCGTCTCCTCCTTCTCCCGCTCTTGTCTTTACAGACTCAACCCGTTTTGTTATTACAGGTAATTACACAATGGGGTATGTAAACAATACGGTTGAAAATCGTTGCCATCGCGCTACCCATAAGTTTCAGGCCCAGCAGTCTGGTTTTATAGACAAACTTAAGATGGGTGTGTTATCTCAAGCAGCGCCCGAAACCTGTGGAATTAGTTTTGTTCTCTCTACATTCCCAACTGGTGTAGTAGTCGGTTCTTCTCTTTTAACCACATTTACCGATTTAGTGGCAGCCACTCCAGGAACAGATGAAATGGTAGTGTTTAACGCCACTGCTTCCGGCTGGGCTGTGGTAGCAGGGGCCAATTATACGATTACTATTCTTCCGTTCACATGGGCTACCAGTGGTGCTGGTGGAACGAGTGGACCTCAAACTCATTGCGTCTTTCAAATGCCCTACGGAAAACCTGGACTTCCGTATGCAGCGATTGGTCAGTATGGACTTACCGGCCAGCCGTGCGGAACAACACCGTGGACAACTGATTTGGCAGGTGATGGACATGGCCTTCAAATTGTTCTAAATGGGCGTCCTGGAAGTGTTATCTTGCCATCGGCATCTTCTAGTCATACACCAACTCAAACATCATCGGGAACACCAACACCTTCTAGCACAGGAACACCAACTCCTTCTGCTACTCCCACAGGAACGCCAACAAATACGGAAACGCCGACAGTAACTCCTGCTCCCGGGTCAACACCCTCTAATTCTGCTACAAATACCCGGACTCCCAGCAGAACTCCCTCCATCAGTCATACACCTACACCAACGGGGTCAGTGACTTCTTCAGTAACACCGACTGAGACACCTTCTCCGACGCCCTCTTTGCGGATTGGAGCATCGCCCTCTGTCACACCGACCGAGACGCCCGGTCCCACTGATTCACCGACCCCTTCTGCGAAAGCGCTGGCTGGAATCGCAGGTGGTCCCGCTGTTGCTCCCGCTTCCGTATCCACTGGGTCTCTAATTGGAGCAGCGATTGGAGGCGGTTTAGCAGTTGTCGCCGTCATTGGCTTGGCCATCCGTTTCAGAGTTGTGTCAGCGCAACTGAATGCGAAGACGGTGAAGAGCTGGCGCGTGAGATCTAAGCGGGACGGGCCAGATATTGAAATTAATACAAATCCATTAAATGCTCCTCCGAGTCTAAAACATGAAAATCCTTCTCTAAGCTTGCGTGTGAATCGTATAATGCACAAGCAGAATGGTATTGGAGAAGTTGCTGTACGAGTTTAAAGTTTCGCTTCAGTTGGCCGAGTGTTCCACCATTTGTCCCAGCGGGCGTGGCGAACCGGCGCTCCCCTTTCCTTCTGTATCTTCCGAATTTGCGGACCCGTCTTAAGTTTCAAACTATAAAACATATCTTTATGAACAAGTTTTGGCTCTTGTGAATATGCTTGTAGTAACGGTTCTTCTTTGTACATACGCCAAGAGATTGCCTCTGTTTTTTTAAGCCGGTCCATTTTATCTTTATGATTACCGCGTTCACCCGATGCTTGAATGCCTCCCTCTTCTTCACCATAATAGGTCTCAAATCCAGCCCACCAATAGACTAAAACACCGCCGAAATGGTCAATGAATTGAACAGCACGTTGTACATCCTCAGCATGAGATGTATAAGGTTTTGTAAGAATGAGTTGCGGATTATTGCGCGTGGCAAAGAAACTACCGGCCAAGGCAGCGGGCCGGAATTCTTTGAACGGCTTACCTTGAAGATAGAACTTATTTGAAAGAAATGAAAAAGAGAAAGCTCCGAGATTAAATTTATCTATGCTAGAAAAGCCATCTTCTAAGTATTTATGTAACTTGGTAGAATCCTTGTCATATTTTCCTGTTGAATCAAAGCAATAAAAACGACTCAAATCATCATCCATAAAAGCAAT